CCATGAGTCCAAGGTATATAAGGTAGACTATCTTGTACAGAGTTCTCTATTGAGTTCTCTTGTGTTAACCCAATACAAGGTTCTTTCTATTGACCAACCCTAAGGTCTTTAGTTTGTAACATTAGAACTCGATTCCATTTTCTTAGGGACTGCTCAACACAGAGCCTTCCTACCACTTACTCTTATATCATTCTCGACAGTGAGCAACACAGCTCTCTCGTCAAGAAGAACAGCCAGACCCTAGGCTCAAGGGGTGTACCAACTAGGAGGGGGAATCCTAGTCGTTCTGTTGTACCAAAACTCACTGGTGCAGAGGGACATACTCTCTTTTGTGGGTGTGTTAGATAGTATTTTGAGTAGAAGCCTTGTGCTGCAGTGCTCCCTTGTAGCCCGTCCACGCAGAGGAACGGTGGGGTCTCCTACGAGTCCCACCTAGAGTAGGCATTCCCTTCTTAGGGATATTAGACAGGCATTTTTTTAGGGCAGTAGTTAGTAGGAAGAGTAGTCAGTAAACGGTGTAGGTGGGACAAGAAGAGGGCCCACTATTACCTACAGAGATTTTGAGTTTGGAGTATGAGTCAGAGGCCGAGTCCAGCACAGGATCGGTCCTTTCAGCTCATCAGTCACAACCAACCCCACCGCCCCACACCCCATCATTATCACCATTACCACCACCATCATACACCATGAGTCAACCCAACTACCCAGCCATAATAAGGCAACTTCAGGAGCAGATCACAGCATTAACAGCACAAGTGGGGGCAGGAGCAGGAAGAGGAGGAGGAGGAGATGCATCAACAGTCACTGAGGTGGCAAAACTACCAATTTTCGATGGAACACTGTTGAAGATTACTGGGTTTGTAGGAGCATGTAGCCTATATATCAAGATGAAGTTAAGGAACGTACTAGTGGAAGAACAGGTCTTATGGATCCTATCTTACGTGCAGGGGGGATCAGCAGATATCTGGAAGGAAAACATGTTGGAAGAGTTGGAGACAGGAGAAATAGAATTTGAGAATGTAGGGGAATTTTTAGCAGAAATAAGGAAAGAATTCAGAGGAGGAGATGAGGAATTGGTGAAAGTAGCAGAGTTGAAGAAAATTGAACAAGAAGGGAGGACAATGGAGGAGTTTGTGCAGGATTTCAAGAGGACAGCAAAGGGAAGTGGCTACGAGGGGCACCCACTAATTGAAGAATTCAAATGGGGCATGAATGGGAACATCAGGAGAAAGTTGATGGAAACAGAGAACTAACCAGCCACTATTGAGCATTGGTTCAGGAGGGCAATTGCCCTGGATCGTAACTGGAGAGAGAGTAGGAGAGAGGAAGAGAGGTTGAGAGGCAGAAGGGACAACAACGGGGCACTGGCTCCAAGGCTCAACCAACAAGAGGCACCCTGGCAAATATTGCCATGGCCTCAGGTGTGGCCAAGAAGGCAGGAGTTGTCTCAACAGCAGGTCCCAGCAGGATCTGCTCTAATGAAAGGAGTGGAGAGGATGAATGCGGCCATGGTGACCCCTCAACAGAGGATAGGGTTTCCTCAGAGGAACCCATATGCCATGGATGTGGACAGGAGAGATAATAGGACATGCTTTGCTTGTGGAGGTTTTAGACATATGGCGAGATTTTGTAGAAACAGGGGAATGGCAAATAGGAGAATGGAGGTAGAGGAGGACAATCATAATTTAAATGGAAAAGGAGGTCTAGTGAACCCCAACTAGATCTCAGTAGTAACAGATTTGCTATACTCTCTAGAGTAGTAGATAATACATCTATGTGCAGTCTGGACAGTGGGGACCTTTTGAGAGAAGTGATGCTGAAAATTGGCTTAGAAAGAATCGACACTCAAGAAGGAATAACAGTGGAAGCGTTGTTGGACAGTGGAGCAACAGGAATAGTGATGAGTTTGGAGTTCGCAAGGAAGCAGGGGTTTAAGTTAAAAAAATTAGAAAGACCAATGCAAGTGAGAAATGTGGATGGAACGCCAAATAAGGAGGGACCAATAGAAAACACTGTGGAAGTAAATATATATTACAAAGGACATGTAGAAAGGACAGAAATAGATGTGATAGGAGATCAGAAGTGGTCAGTGATCATAGGAATGCTGTGGCTAGCTCGCTACAATCCTGAGGTCAACTGGAGAACAGGAGAAGTAAAGATGACGAGGTGTCTGCCAGAGTGTGGGAAACAGTGGAGGCTAAAGCAGGGAAAATTGGGGTGGCAAAAACAAAAAGAAGAAGAAGCAAAGGAGGAAGTAGGCAGGAAAAGAGAGGAAAAGGCAGAAAAACAAAAGAAAAAACAAAAGAGGGAAAAACCAGTAGAAATCAAAAAGCTGACAGAAGAGTGGGAGATTTGGGACGAAGAGGAAGAGGTAGCAAAATCGGAGGCAGATGCAAAGAAGTTGGTTCCAGAGAAGTTCCATAAGTGGATCAAAGTCTTCAGCAAGAAACAGTCAGAGAGGATGCCCACAAGGAAGCTCTGGGATTACACTATAGATATGAAGGAAGGATTTGTACCGAGAAAGGGGAAGGTGTATCCATTGTCAAGGGAAGAGAGAGAAGAGGTACGAGAGTTCATACAAGAACAATTGAGGAAAGGGTACATCCAACCCTCGAAGTCGCCTCAAACGGCACTGGTGTTTTTCGTAGGGAAGAAGGATGGCAAGAAGAGAATGGTATAGGACTACAGATATTTAAATGAATGGACAATTAAAAATAATTATTCCTTACCATTAATTTCCGATGTATTAGAGAACATAGGCACAAAGAAGGTATTTATGAAAATGGACTTGAGATGGAGATATAATAATATATGGATAAAGGAGGATGATGAGTGGAAGGCGGTGTTTACCACACCCGAGAGATCTTTTGAGCCTACGGTGATGTTCTTTGGATTGATGAATTCACCAGCGACTTTTCAAGCGATGATGAACGAGTTACTCAGAGATTTGATCAACACCGGGAAGGTAGCAGCTTTCATTGATGATGTGATAGTAGGAACGGAGACGGAAGAGGGACATGATGAGCTGGTAGCAGAGATAATAAAAAGGTTGGAGGAAAATGACTTATACATAAAACCGGAGAAATGCAAGTGGAAGGTGAGGAAAGTAGGGTTTCTAGGGGTAGTGATAGGACCAGAGGGGATCAAGATGGAGGAAGAAAAGGTGAAAGGTGTATTGGATTGGCCGACACCAAAGTGTGTCAAGGATGTACAGAAATTCTTAGGGTTGGCAAATTACTATTGCTGATTCATCAAGGGTTTTGCATCCATAGCTAGACCTCTGCATGATATGGTAAAGAAGGATAAGAAGTGGGAGTGGACGGAGAAGCAGGAAGAAGTGTTTAGGGAGTTGAAGGAGAGATTTACAAAAGAACCGGTGTTAGCAGCACCAGATTTAGACAAAAAAATGAGGATGGAAGTAGATGCATTGGATTATACGACGGGTGGAGTGTTATCTATGGAATGTGAAGATGGACTTTGGAGACCAGTAGCATTTCTATTGAAGTCATTGAATGAGACAGAGAGGAATTACAAGATTCACGACAAAGAAATGTTAGCCATTATAAGAGGGCTGGAAAACTGGAGGCATTTATTAGAAGGAGCACAATTCAAATTCAAAATATAGATGGACCATAAAAATCTGGAATATTTCATGAAGGTACAGAAATTGAATCGAAGACAAGCTCGATGGGCACTATACTTGTCCAGATTTGATTTCACTTTGAAACATGTTCCAGGAACAAAAATAGGAAAGGCAGATGGACTCAGTAGGCGATCGGACTGAAAAGTAGGCATAGATAGAGACAATGAGGACCAGGTATTAGTTAAGGACAACTGGATTCGTAGCTTAGAAGAAGTAGTAATAGAAGAACCTGAAGTAGATATTATAGAAAAGATAAAAAAAGCTAGGGGTAAAGACGAAGAGGTAGTTAGGATAGTAGAAGAGATGAAGAAGGCAAACATGAAGGAACTGAGGGGAGAAGAGTGGAGAATAGAGGAAGACTTGGTAATAAAAGAGGAGAAAATATATGTGCCGAAGAATACGGAGTTGAGAGCAGAAGTGATCCGGTTACATCATGATGTGCCAGCAGCTGGACATGGAGGGAGATGGAAAACAGTAGAGTTAGTGACGAGGAATTATTGGTGGCTGGGAGTAACGAGGGATGTAGGAAGATATGTGGAAGGATATGATGGATGCCAAAGGATGAAGAATAGGACAGAGGAGCCGGTGGGAAAGCTGAAGTTAAGCAAGGTGCCAGAGAAACTGTGGACACATCTAACAGTGGACTTTATCACAAAGTTACCTGTGGTAGCTGGGAAGGATGCAATTCTAGTGGTCTGCGACAGGTTGTCCAAGATGGCCCATTTTGTGGCAATAACAGAAGCAACATCAGTAGAAGGTTTAGCGAGATTGTTTTGGGATAACGTATGGAAGTTATATGGGCTACCAGAGAGTGTAGTGTCAGATAGGGGACCTCAGTTTGCAGCGGAGTTGACAAAGAAGTTGAACAGGATGTTGGGAATAGAGACAAGGTTGTCAACAGCGTTCTACCCACAGACAGATAGGCAGATGGAACGGATGAACCAAGAGTTGGAACAATACTTAAGGTTCTTTGTGGATCATAGGCAGAAAGATTGGCCAGAGTGGTTGGCATTGGCAGAGTTTGCAGTGAACAACAAGGTTCACACTGCAACTAAGATTTCGCCTTTTATGGCAAACTATGGTAGAGAACTGAGAATGGAAGGTGTTATAAGAAAGAGAGGAAAAGTGGAGAAAGCAATAAAGTTTGTAGAAAGAATGAAGAAAGTACATGAGGAAGCAGGAGCAGCACTGAAGAAAGCGCAGGAAGATATGAAGAGGCAGGCAGATAGAGGAAGAAAAGAAACCGAAGACTGGAAGAAGAGAGATAGAGTATTGTTGAGTACGAAAGATCTGATGTTTAAAGAAAGACCGGTAAAGAAGTTAGTGGACTGATATGTAGGCCCATATACCATTGAAGAGGTAATATCTACCAATGCGGTCAAATTACAACTGCCAACTTCAATGAGAATTCATCTGGTGGTGAATGTCAGTCAAATAGTACGATACAAGGAACAGGTGGAAGGTCAGAAAAAAGAGGAGGGAAAACCAATGGAAGTAGAAGGAGTTGAAGAGTGGGAGGTAGAGAAAATTTTGAATAAAAAGAAAATGAGGGGAGTTGAGAAGTATTTAGTGTGATGGAAAGAGTTTACAGTGGAGAGGGACACATGGGAAAGAAGAGAGAATTTGAAGAATGCAGAGGAAGCATTAGCAGACTTTGAGGGGAAGACGGAAATAAGAAAACAAGTAAAAATAGAGGAAGCAGAAGATAGGGACTTTAGGAGGGGTGAATTACTGGGGAAGTTTATAGCGAAGATGTTATATGGATGGGATGATGGAAAGTTCGAGGATGAGTATTTGAAGAAGTTGGAGAGGAATTGGCAGAAATGGAAGGCAGTTTCTCTGGAGGAGAAACCTTGAAGGGGGGGTAATATTAGAATCATTGACGATGGACTTCAATTTTATTTTCTTTTTCTTTTTCATTTTTCATCTATTGTCTATTTTTAGAACTAGGGTTAGGGTTAAGTGACAAAGATCATGCTGTCACATGACACGGTCACAAGTCACATGATGCAAGGAAGAACGTAGAAGGTTCTGGAAGGATAATGTCATACAACGTGTTAAAACACATGTTGGTCTTATGGTATACACATGGCTGTTTAGGGTAGGATAGAAATAGCTAGCATGGACCATGAGTCCAAGGTATATAAGGTAGACTATCTTGTACAGAGTTCTCTATTGAGTTCTCTTGTGTTAACCCAATACAAGGTTCTTTCTATTGACCAACCCTAAGGT